CCTGAATTACCAGCATCTCCTGTGGGAGGTGAAGAAATGGATTTTAGTATGGACTCTGAAGAGATGGGACCTGAAGGTGACATGGAAATGGACACTGATATGGACATGGAAATGGACGGAGGAGATGACGAACAAGTAACGTTTAAAACAATCCAAAAATTAACAGGTAAATTAACTCAAAAAATTAGAACGTTAGATAACGAAGAAGGAATGACTTCTGAAGATATCAAATATGTTATTAATATGGTTATCTCATCTTTAGACTTAAATTCATTAAGTGAAGAAGATAGAGATGATATCATGGACAAACTTGAAGGTCAAGAAGAAGACTTAGGTGGTGACGACATGGACGGAGAAGACTTAACTGATGATAGTGAAGTTGAAGATATCCAAGCTGACATGGACATTCCAATGGAAGGTGAAATGGAAGAAGGTGGTTATTACGAAAACGAAGATATGGAAGAAGAAGATATGGACTACGGAAACGGAGCTATTATCGACAGTATCTTTGGTGAATCTAAAGTAGATAAAGTTATCTCGAAATATTTTGAAATATCTAAAAAAGAAATTGTTGAAGGTAGAGAAAAAGTTGCTAAGAAAAAATTAGGTAGAGTTGCTGACGTTAGAAAACAAATGGGAGAGGTAGTGAAATTATCTGAAACTATCGAACAAGAATTATCTTCACAAAAATTTTTAAATGAAAATTTTTCCTCTAAGATTATTGGAAAAACAAACAAACAAAATTTAGTGTTTGAAAATAAAGGTAAACAAGTAAAAATAACACCTCAAGGGCAAATATTGTAATATGAGTAAATTGATATACGTAAACGGTTTAGGACCCAATTATAAGGGAGACAATCTTTACGAATTCATATTCTCTGACAGTCTGGATGTGTGGGGAGAGTTTTGGGAGAGTAAACCATCTAATGGTTACCCAACTCCACCTGAATTAAAATATATTAAAAAAGTAGGAGTTCTGAGAAATACTGATATAAAATTAGAATTGATTCAGAACTCCGATTTTTTTTCTATGATAGACGCAATTGACGATGTTGTTGCGTTAGCCTGGGAAACCGATGAAGAAAATGGACAGAAACGTATGGTTTTCAGATTTGGAATGACTGAACAAGAAATAAAAGACAAACTCTACGAAAAAGATTTGATTTTAGAATTTGAAAAGAAAGTAATATATGAAAATTAACAAAAAAGCGTTAGAACTTATCGAAAAAGGAATGTCATCTAAAACTGTTTCAAAGTTAGATGAATCTCAAATCGATATTCTACATACGAGATTAGTTGGAGAACAGGTAACTGAGGTACCAACAAAAAAAACATATAAAGTAGGCCCTGCAGGTGGTAAAGTTGGTGATATGAATATAACACAAGACCCAAACACCAAAGAAGTTATGGTAACTGCCGAACAAGACGATTTAGAAAATAATGATGCACTTGGTGCTGATGCTATGCAAAGTGCTACAGGTCAAGAAACTCCACATATGGCCGATGATATGGCTCCTGATGGAATGGATGATGATAGTGATAACAATAGAAAAGAAATGGGGGAGTCTAAGAAAAAGAAAGACGAGCCAAACCCATGGGCAATTTGTCATTCTCAAGTAGGACCTAAAAAATCTAGAAAATGGGAAAGATGTGTAAGAGAAGTAAAAAAACAATTGGCGGAAGGAAAAAATCCCGTATCTTTGTTTATTGAAAATCAGATTATGAAAATTGTTGAAAAGAACTTACCTCCAAGGATTACCAAAGGTGAATTAGTAAAATACCTTACTGAAGGAAACAGTCCATCAGTTGCACCGTCAAAACCAAAAACAAAACCAACTACAAAACCTGGTACAAAACCACAGAGACCTGCACACCCTGGAAAAAATCCAAACCCTGGTGAGAACCCTGCTCCTAAAGCAAACAGACCATCTGCGGAAGAGACAAAAGATAAAGTTATAGACGTAATATTTAAACTCCTACAAAATTAAAAATGGCAAGAAAGATTAAAGAACAATTAGATTACGGGAATAGACCCGAAAGAATGGACCCAAATTTAGAAAGAAAATTGGCAAGTCCTGAAAATTTATACGCTCAAAATCCTGCCATGAAAAAAGGGACTGAAGACGTTCAAAGATTGATAAGTAATAGATTTCAAAAAGTTGCGGAAAAATTAAGTCAAGTAACAGGAATTGAAAACTTAAGTTCTCAACAAACTCAAGGTATGGTATACCAAGAGATGATGAGAAAGTTACCGTCTATTATGAGAATAGAGGCTCAACACAGAGAAGAATTAGAACAATTAGCTATAGAGGCGTCTTTAGAAGAAACTGAAGTTCCTGCTGATTGGTTTGTTATTGAGGCTATGTTAAATAGAGAACCTATTAACACTGGTGATTTCAGAATGAAGCCTGAAGATGAGGAAGAAGAGGAAGAGGATGAAAATGAAACTCCTGAAATTCCATCATTCGATATTGAAGATTTAACGGACGAAGAAGTTCTTGAATTAGAAAAACATAAGAGAAATATTATCAACGCAATTGTCCAAGGAGCGGCAAAGAAAGGTCATTATATTTTTCAAAAACCAGATATTAAAGCTAGACTTGACGCAATCAACCCATCTCTTTACGGAGATTATTTAGGTATCATGTCAATTAATGACTTCCTTTATTTTACTATGGAACAAATGATTGAAATGATGAGTCAAACGGGACAAGGTGTTGCAGGTAAAGTAAAATTACAAGACAACGATGACGAAGATGGTGAAGAAGGTGGAGAAGATGAAGATAAACCTGACACTAAAATAGTTGCTCAAGGTATGATTTTCCCAATCTTATGTCATGAAATTATTAAAGGTATTGAAGAAGGTAAAGGAAGATACGGATTACCAACAGATATGGGATTACGTAAAAAAGTTCAAGGTCAAGTTGATATATTATCAAATGAACCAATGCAACTTAGAATAGGTCCTGAAATTGTTGAAAGAATTAGATTTGCACTACCTGATGGAATGTATGAAGAATCAAACCAAGGATTAATTCCTTGGTTCCACATATTACTATACCAAATCCCTGCTGAAGAATTTTTAAAAGTAATCGGATATGCAATATCTGAAGACGAATCAAAAATCAAAATGGCAACTAAAAGGTTTGTAGAAATTATGAAAGAAGCTCAAAAAATGAAATCTGATTTCGATAACTTTAGAGAAGATGGTGATTCTGACGATAGTAATTTAAATCCTGGTGGTGGTTTCAGTTCTTATGACGATGATGAAGATTCTGATGTTGATTACGCCCCTGAAGAAGAGGACGATGACGAGGATTATCTTGATGATATGGATAGTTACTTAGATAGTTTGGGGATAAAAAGACCCGACAATCTTGATGACTTATTAGGTGATTTGGGTATATCAAGACCCAAATAACCACAAATTGTGAATAAAGAACAATTAATTATAGAAGTAACGAAGTGTATGAGGAATACTCCTTACGCACTTCGTACTTATTTACAGACCTACGATAACACCGTATCCAAATACGTTCCGTTAGATTTATTTCCCGACCAAGTTTCCCTTATAGAAGATTACGATAACTACAATGAAAACGTTGCCTTGAAGTATAGACAGGCAGGGGTTTCAACAGTTACCGCTGCTTGGATATCAAAACGACTAGCCTTTGCCAGAAAAGAAAAACCAGAAAAAGTTCTGATTATTGCAAACAAATTAGATACTGCGGTGGAGATGGCGAATAAGGTTAGAGGATTTACCGAACAATGGCCTTCATGGGTTGGTGCTGGATTCTCTCAAGAAAAAAACGCCCAAAGACATTTTAAATTAACTAACGGATGTGAAGTTAAAGCCGTTGCAACATCACGAGATGCCTTGAGGGGTTATACTCCAACCATCCTGATATTTGACGAGGCCGCGTATATCGAGGCTGACGGAGATTTTTGGGCAGCCTGTATGGCGTCCCTATCTACAGGGGGTAAAGTAATTGTGGTATCCACTCCAAACGGATACGACCCAATTTATTATGAAATCTATGACCAGTCTTTAAGAGGTATGAACGATTTCAAGGTAACCGAAATGTTTTGGTACCGTGACCCTCGTTATACAAAAGACTTGTATATGGTTAAAACCAATGATTTAGTTCACTTCCTTTTAAACAGAGAAGAGTATAATCTTGATGAGGTTGTTATTAATTTATCTATGGATAATCCATACGATAGAGACCATTCTATTGTAACTGACTATATCGAACAAGGATATAAACCGTGTTCTGCTTGGTTTGAGGGAATGGTTAAGAAGTTAAAATACGATAGACGTAAAGTGGCTCAGGAGTTAGAATGTAACTTCTTAGGTTCAGGAGATAACGTATTTGATTCTGAGATGATGACAGATATTGCCCAAAACCACGTTAAAGAACCTCAAGCTAAAATGATGGGTGGAGGACTTTGGATTTTTAAAGAACCTGTTAACGGGCATAAGTACGTTATGGGTGTCGACGTGTCAAGAGGAGACTCCGAGGATTTCTCGTGTGTTCAAATTATTGACTTTGATGCCAGAGAACAAGTTTTAGAATACGTCGGTAAGGTACCTCCTGACATCTTGGCAGAGATTGCCTACAAATGGGGTACAATGTACAACGCATACTGTGTAGTCGATTTAACGGGAGGTATGGGGGTTGCAACCGCTAGAAAAATGCAAGAGATGGGGTATCAAGCGGGTATGTACGTTGATAACGTAGACACTACCAACAAATGGAAGTTTGACCCTAAGATGAATGAGAAGATACCTGGTATTAATTTTAACAGTAAAAGGGTTCAGATTATTGCGTCATTCGAAGAGTCCATGAGACACAAGTTTAGGATTTATTCAAGTAGACTTTATAATGAGATGAACACCTTTGTTTACATTAACGGTAGACCTGACCACCAAAAGAATCATCATGATGACTGTATTATGAGTATTTCTATGGCAATATACGTTGCTGAGAAATCATTCCAATCTTTAGAGAAGGTTGTAAACCACACTAAAGCAATGTTAAATTCTTGGTCAAGTGTTGTAAATGAGAATAAAAACACATCAGACTACTTCAATCCGATGGTTCCTCAAATGGGAAGACAAAACCCAATGAACCAAGATGCCACTAGAGCTGATTACCAAAAATATGGATGGTTATTTGGTGCGTAATAACTATTTATATTATCAAGGTAACAAGTAAATTTACATTATGGCAGAACAGAATATGACGGTTTGGCAAAGACTGTCCCAAACATTTGGTCCGAATTCACTACTTCAACAAGATTATCCGACTTTTAAGTTTGATAAGAAGGAATTGTTGCGTACAAAAAGTAGAGAGGAATACGAGAAAGAAAAATTACAAGCACAGCAAACATTTTATTTAACCAATCAGTGGGCTAAGGTTGAAAACAACCTTTATTCTCAAGCCATTTATTATGAGCCAACAAGATTGTCTGCCCAATACGATTACGAATCAATGGAGTATACTCCTGAGATTTCCGCAGCATTAGACATCTACGCAGAAGAATCTACAACAACTAATGAAGATGGTTTTATTCTTCAAATTTATTCTGAATCAAAAAGAATAAAAGGTGTGTTGGCAGATTTATTCAACAACAATTTAGACATTAACACTAACTTACCAATGTGGACAAGAAACACTTGTAAGTATGGTGACAACTTTGTTTACTTGAAATTAGACCCCGAGAGAGGGGTTGTGGGGGTACAACAGTTACCAACGATTGAGATTGAAAGACATGAGGTAGGAGTTAGTGCAAAAATTTCTACAGACATTACAAAAGAGTTAGACAAAGATAAGAAAGCGTTACACTTCACTTGGAAGAATAAAAATATGGAATTCCAATCGTGGGAAATCGCTCACTTTAGATTATTAGGTGACGATAGAAAACTTCCTTACGGTACTTCTATGTTAGAAAAGGCTAGAAGAATTTGGAAACAATTATTATTATCGGAAGATGCGATGTTAATATATCGTACTTCAAGAGCACCTGAAAGAAGAATGTTCAAAGTGTTCGTAGGTAATATGAATGATGATGACGTTGAAGCTTACGTACAACGTGTTGCCAACAAATTTAAAAGAGAACAAATTGTAGATAACAAAACAGGTAACGTGGATATGAGGTTTAACCAAATGGCGGTTGACCAAGATTACTTTATTCCTGTAAGAGACCCTGCGGCACCAGACCCAATTACAACATTACCTGGAGCCACAAACTTATCAGAGATTGCGGATATCGAATATATACAAAAGAAATTATTAACGGCACTTCGAGTACCTAAGGCGTTCTTAGGATTTGAGGAAGTTGTTGGTGATGGTAAGAACTTAGCATTACAAGACATTAGATTTGCTCGTACAATCAATAGAATCCAAAAGAGTATGTTGGCTGAGTTAAATAAGATTGCGATTGTTCACTTGTTCCTATTAGGATTTGAGGATGAACTTTCAAACTTTACTATCGGTCTTACAAACCCATCAACTCAAGCTGACTTATTAAAGATTGACGTTTGGAAAGAAAAAGTATTATTATACAAAGACTTAGTCTCTGACCCAGGTAACGGTATTCAAGCAACATCATCTACATGGGCTAAGAAACATATCTTTGGATGGTCTGACGAAGAAGTTCGTTTGGATTTACAACAACAAAGAGTTGAAAGAGCTGTTGGTGAAGAACTTAAAGCAACACCTACAGTTATTACTAAAACAGGATTATTTGATAACATAGATAAATTATACGGAAGTGCCACGGGTGCAACACCTGCAGCGGGAGCGGCAACAACTCCTGACGGGGGAGAAGAGTTAGCCCCTCCACCATCTTTTGGTGGAGGAGGTGAGGAACCATTACCTGATGCGGGGGCAGAGGTTGCACCGCCAGCGGAGGCACCACCAGCCGCAGAGGTTACACCTGAATCAACAAAAAAAGACATGAATATATTACTTGAAAACAACTTAATTGAAGGTTCTCGAATGATAGACTTAGGTCAGGGACAAGAATCTTTAGGAGAAATTTCAAAAGAATTGGATAAGTTATTAAATTCATAATATTTATTTGAAAACGAGCAAAATGACCTTTGGTAATATCAAATCCCTGATGGAGAAAAATCTGCTAGAATCCTACAAAGATGAAAAGGATTTTAAGAAGACACTGAGAGAATTCAAACACAACGTGTTGAGTAATAAATCTATGTCAAGAGCGTATGCTTTGTATGACCAATTGAGTTCGCCTCAAGGGTTAAACGAGCATGACGCAAAGGAGTTTTTGGAAGAGGGGTTATCGTTATTACAAAAAGTTTTGCCAAGTATTAAATTACCAAAAAGTGTTTCTGAGTCAGTTAAAAACAACTATTTAGATATCGATACGTTACTTTATAGCCAAAAAACAGATTTAATGGAAAGAATACAGGCGAAGAAAAACATCGTTTCAATCTTAACATCAAAAGTTGAAACAGTGAAAGAGTCTATTAATATCCCAATTAAGTCTATGGTAAACATTGCCAATCAAACGTTGAAAAATTACCTTGATACTTTAGATGAGAATTCTAAAAAAGAATTCATACAGATTGTTTCTGAGGATACAAAAACTCTTGAAGGAAAATTTGAAGTTATTCGTGAAAGTGCTATAACTAAGTTACAAGCAAGAATGGAAACTGAAGACGAAAGTGAAATTAAATCAAGAATTTCAGAAACAATTAACAAATTAAAAGATGAAAAGTTTGACCAAATGAATTTTTTAAGACTAAAAAATCTTGAGGAATCAATCTAATAAGTCCTTTTTATTCTGAATATACTTAGCTTTTAAAATCTGTGCTCGTTTGACCACAGATTTTTTTGTATACTGTGTTCTCTCTTTAAGTAACTGATTTTGTTTTGTCTTAATTACTTTAGACTTTAATGTTTTTAGAGCTCTCTCAATATTATCACCGCTCTTAATGTTTACGATTATCATACAATTTAAATTTTTTTGACTATTAACTATAAATACATTATCCTTTTATAGAAAATAAACATACATAATCATGAACATTAATGAAAAAAGGAAAAAGTGTAAAGTTAAATTTATACAATCCAATTAAATCCGTTTACGGAACCGTCGATTCAAAAAACCTAAAATCAGTATACATCAACATCCAATCATGGGTGACCCCAAAAAAAGAATATGACAATTGGAATAGAGTCGTCTCAAATTTAGGACGAGAGATAAAACATTCAGTATTCGAATCAATTAACCAAAAATTATTTCAAGAAAAAAGTATCGTAGATTTGGACCTCCGAACGAGTGGAATATCTCATGGAAAGAAATCATTCTTTAACTTAGAAATTAATTTATACACTAACTCTGAAATGGATTTTAAATCCCTCGAGATAAAAGATTCTGTCAAAATGATAGTCAATTCCATATTCAGAAATAACATCCAACAAAACAAATACTTTGAATTTTCAACTTCAAAAAAGACAGTAAATCAATAAACAATTAAGAACGGTATATTTATCTTAAAAGATTAGATGAAAAATTTAAGAATATTAGAGGCAAGTGAAGTAGGTCACGGTATCTTGATTGAAATGGATGCTGGTTGGGTTTCCCCGAAAGACAGACAAAACGAAATCACTTTGAAAGAAGCTAAGGAAATGGACTATAGAAATCCGTTTGAATTTTATGCTGTCCTTCAAAAGTACGATACCCCAAACAGAAACGGTAGAACCTATCCTGAAAGAATCCTTAAAAGGGAGGCTGACAACTATAAAAAATCAATTGCTAAGGGTTTATCCACTTCTGAGTTAAACCACCCAGAATCGTCTCTTATTGACTTAGACAGAGTATCTCACATTATCACCGATATATGGTGGGATAGAAATATTTTGATGGGTAAGTTAAAATTGTTAACTTCGCCAGGATTTCACGAAAGAGGAATCGTTTCTACTAAAGGAGACCAAGCGGCAAACTTAATGAGACAAGGAGTTACTTTAGGTATTTCTTCTCGTGGGGTTGGTTCACTAAAGAAGGTTGGAGAGAGAAACGAAGTTCAAGACGACTTTGAATTGATTTGTTTTGACTTAGTATCATCACCATCTACGCCAGGAGCTTATTTGTTTGGTGATGTTAAAGAGAGAGATAACTACGAAGAAAACTTAGAAGAAGAAATAAAACATAAACAAAGTAATGGATATGTGGAAAAGTCAGTTGACTTAATGAAAAAATTAAACGATTTTTTAGGAAAATAAAAAACACACATATGGAAGAAAAGTATTTTGTCGCGAAAATTCAGTACGACTTACCTGATGAAAACACAGGAAAAATCAAAAAAATTAGAGAAGAAAAATTAGTTAAAGGTTACTCAGTTACAGATGTTGAGGCGAAAGTAACTAAGAAATATGAGGGGTTCACACATGATTGGAGAATCACGGCTGTTTCTGAAAGTAAAATTGATGAAGTTATCGAATAATTGATTTAAGAATCAATTTAATAAAAGTGGTCTATATGACCACTTTTTTTGTTTGGGAGATATTTATAAATAAAAATAATATGAACTTTCAGGCAATTTTAGGTACGGGGCTTACTCAAGAACAAAGAATAATTAATGCACCTTCATGGTCGACATGCCTTGCATACTGCGAAGGAGCGGGTAAAGACATTCAATCAATTCAACTAATACCAACATCAATTATTGTATTACACGACTTGAATACTACTAATTGTTATACCACAGTAATTAAAATTAATGAAGTAATTACTCAATATGTTGTGTGGGCAAATAACTTTGAATCTTTCACAACTTGGTTGAATACTTTATCAAATCCGATAATACAATCAATCACTAATCAAAATAAACTTTACGTAACAGTATAACCAAAATGAATTTTTTTCATTTTGACACTATTTATTAGTTAAAATAACCAATTTTTTCATGCAAGAAAATAAATCACTAGTACAGGAGGCACTCATTCAAATGAAAAATGTTGAAGAGGCTATTGCCGAAAATGCAAAAGGAATACTTGCTTCAACTATGAAGGAAGAAATCAATCAGTTAGTAAAAGAATCTCTATCAGAACAAGACGAAGATGAGGTTGATTTAGATATGGATATGGAAGACGACGACTCGGAAGAGATGGACGTTGACCTTGACATTGATAATGAAGATGAAATGGACATGGATTTTGACATGGACATGGATTCTGAAGAAAGTCCAATAGATTTAACTGACGCTTCTGACGAAGAAATTCTGAAAGTTTTCAAAGCTATGGGTGAAGAAGACGGTATCATCGTTAAAAAAGATGGTAACGATATTCACTTAACTGATAGCGAAACTGACGAAGAGTATTTGGTTAAGCTTGGTGAGTCTGAAGAAGACACAAATTTAGATGAAACTATGTATGTAGATGAAATCGATGAAATGGATGTTGACACAGAAGATGTGATTAACGCTATTTTTAGTAAAGACGGTGACGCTTCAGATATTGAAGTAGACCAAGATGAAGAAGTTATGTATGAAATCGAATTCGATGAAGAAGACGAAGACGACATGATGGAACAAGAAGACGACGACATGATGGAACAAGAAGACGACGACATGATGGAACAAGAAGAAGACCTTGATGACATGATGGAAGAAGACGACGAAGACATGATGGAAGAAGAGGAAGAAGATTTGGACGAATCTTACAACCAAAGAAGAGCTGTTAGAGAAGCGAAATCAACAATTAAACCTAAAGGTGTTGGAATTGGCTCAGGACCTAAATTCACTTACAAAGATAAAGCTGCAGGTGGATTTAAAGAGGACAAAAAACAAGGTCCTAAATCAGTAGGTACTGGTAAAGCAAAATTCGAATACAAGAAAGGCGAAAATATGGAAGGAAGTTCCAAAGTTGTTAAGGCAGAAACAAAAGAAGGTGCTCACGGAATGAACAAGGGTGATAAATCTAGAACCATGAAAGGTAAAGAAGATTACACTACTAAAAAAGGTGACACTTTAAAAAGAAAAGCTTTCGAAAAGGAAGAAACTACAGAAGCTGCTAGAACTTATGGATTTGGTTCTAAAGAAGGTAGAGGACTAAGAAAAGGTATTACTAACAACAGAAATTATGTTTATGGTAACAACGGAGTAAAAGTTGAATCTACTAAAGAAGAAGTTAATATGTTGAGAGAGAAGAATGAAGAATACAGAAAAGCGTTAAATGTTTTCAGAGTAAAACTTAACGAAGTTGCAATCTTCAACTCAAACTTAGCATACGCTACAAGATTGTTCACTGAACATTCGACTACTAAAAAAGAGAAAATTAATATCTTAAGAAGATTTGACGATGTTGAAACTTTAAAAGAATCTAAAAATCTTTATCAGTCAATTAAAGGTGAATTATCTAAAGGTGAAACAAAACCAATGAATGAATCAGTTGAAACAAAATTAAACAAACAAGTTTCGACAGGTTCTTCAACTACACTAATTGAATCAAAAACTTATGAGAATCCTCAATTCATGAGAATGAAAGATTTGATGAGTAAATTAGGGTAATAAATAAATTAATAAAAAAACAAAATACATTTTAAAATGGGAGCATTATTAGAATCAGGTCTTGTTGGTAACATCGGGTTAAAACACCTTAAAGTTATTAAAGAAGACACAATCAACAAATGGGACAAATTAGGATTCTTAGAGGGTCTTAAAGGTCACATGAGAGAAAACGTTGCACAACTTTATGAAAACCAAGCATCGTATTTAATTAACGAAGCATCATCTACTTCTGATACAGGAGCATTTGAAACAGTGGTTTTCCCTATCGTTAGACGTGTATTCTCTAAATTATTAGCGAACGACATCGTTTCTGTACAAGCTATGAACTTACCAATCGGTAAATTATTCTACTTCGTACCTAACATTCAGGCTTACCAACCAGGTACTTCTGAGCACTACGCACCTTATGGTTCTCCGAATCAAGCTGCAGGTCAAACACCAAACAGTGGTTATGACTATAACAACACTAAAGACCTTTACGATAGATTCTACGAAGGTAACGAACCAGCTTTAGACCCACCAGGTTTATTTGACTATTCTAAAGGACAATATTCAGCTATCACTGCTGAGGTTGGTACTGTAGCATGGTTAGCTGACCAATTAGTTCCTTCAGCTTATACTGTAGGTAACTACAGAAAAGTATTAGTTATCATGTCAGGTTTCGCATCTGATGGAGCTGGTAAATTAATCGGTCCAGATGGTCAACCAATGGATAACGAAGCTTTCTTATCTGATTTAACAGTTAAAGGTGTTGCGGGTAACGCTTACACTTCAGGAAACACAAACAACGCTTACTTATTCAGAGTTGTAACTCAAAGATACGGTAAAGGTATTGTTCAGTATGGTAACAACAACTCAACATTAGTATTCCCTAACAGTAAAACTGATGGTGGTCAATATGACAACATCTGTGATGCTAAAGGATTTATCTACTTAGAGATTGACTTACAAGTTCCTGCTGAAGTAGGTTCAGGTTCAATGGACGGTTATACAGGTTCTACTTTCGAATCTACAGCAGCTGCAGACAACGCGTTCTCAGCAACTTATAGAATCTACAAAAACTTAGAATTTGAAGATAAAATTGGTGAGGTTTCTTTTGACTTAATGTCAGTAACTGTTTCTGTAACAGAAAGAAAATTAAGAGCACAATGGTCTCCAGAAATGGCACAAGACGTTGCGGCTTTCCACAACATCGATGCTGAGGCTGAATTAACAGCTTTATTATCTGAGCAAGTTGCGGCTGAAATCGACCGTGAAATCTTAAGAGATTTACGTAAAGGTGCAGCATGGAACTTACGTTGGGATTACAACGGTTGGAAGAGATTAGGTTCTAATGCAGTTCCTTACACTCAAAAAGACTGGAACCAAACGCTTATCACAGCGATTAACCAAATTTCTGCTCAAATCCACAAATCTACATTAAGAGGTGGAGCTAACTGGATTGTTGTTTCTTCTGAAATTTCTGCAATCTTCGACGATTTAGAATATTTCCACGTATCAAACGCAGCTCCTGAGCAAGACCAGTACAACATGGGTATTGAAAGAGTTGGTACTTTAGCAGGTCGTTACCAAGTGTACAGAGACCCTTACTTCCCAGCTAACCAAGTGTTAATGGGTCACAAAGGAACATCTTTGTTAGACACAGGTTACATCTACGCACCGTACGTACCTCTACAATTAACTCCAACAATGTACAATCCATTCAACTTCACTCCAATCAAAGGTATCATGACTAGATACGCTAAGAAAATGGTGAACAACCGTTTCTACGGTAGAATCACAGTTGATGGTGTAAGAACATTTGACTTGAGAGAATTAAGATAATCATTATCTTATATAATACTAAAAGGGTTCCCAATGGGGACCCTTTTTTTTATTTAGACAACTCCGAATACTTTACTCGGTATTTTAACGTGTCAATCATTTGATAAACAGTTGAATCTTGTGCGGACCAAAAATTAACATCAGAGGGATAGTTAAAAATCTGTTCCATTTTATACTTACGGTGTTTAACCAAATAACTGTTGTATAACGTTGATTTTTTTGACGTTGGGAGTACTCTATTAGAACAAGAGGTTATGATAAGAAGTAATCCGATAGTGATAGTTAAAAGTGTCTGTTTCATGTCCATTTAAAGATTTTGATAAAGATATAACTTTTTCAACAATATGCCAATTTAAATTTAAAAGATATTTATAAATAAAACTGTAATGGGTAGATTAATAATAAGTGAGAGTGAGAAGACGGACATATTACGTCAATATAATTTAATTTTAGAAGAAGACGATGAAAGAGAACCTTTAGTTATCGACAAAGTAATTACATTCCCTGCAGGATATCATAGTGAAAAATATTTAAAAGATTTAGTACCTGAAGTTGAAAAAATAACACAATACTTAAAATCAGGAAAAGGAAATGCGTTTTTAGTTGGGGTAGAAATGTCGTCAGGAGAGTCTCAAATACCTAACTCTGATGTTGAAACCAAAAACCCTGAAGGTACAACTCAAGGATGGTTAGCTCAACAAAGACAAACAAGTATTACTAAATATATTACAGACCAATTACAAGGATTTGTAGAACAAAAACTATTATTGTCGTTACCCACATTCACAATTAACCCGATTGCAATTGGACAAACTCCATGGGTAGGTCAAACATTTATTCAACCTAATGGTGAAAAATATGTTTGTACCGAAAAAGAAAAACTTGCGGGATGTATTACAAAATACAGAGCTTGTAGAGCGTCAACATGTAAAGACCTTGCATCCAAATATGCCAGTGAACAATATATTAAAGTTAAAATCACTTTAAAAGAATTATCTGAACAAAAAAAATGTTTGGATAATATGACAATCGAAGTTAACTATACTAAAGGTGGACACACTTGTAACGCATCGGTTTATAAAATTTTTATAAACGGAATTCAATTAACAAGAAATGATGGAAAACCGTTTGCTAGTTTAAATAACGATATTATAAACACAAATAGAGAACTTAATTATTATAATAATAACCCTAAACAGAGTGGTGCGAGGTATAATAAATTTATTATAACCCCTGAAATTGCGACAGAATTATTAAAAGGGGGAAAAAAATCGTTTACGATAAGTGCGATGTGTTGGAATCCATTAGGTTATAGTTTTCCTAATTGGGGTTATGGTTGTCACGAAGGTGTGGGTACTATTATTGTAACGAACGGAACTGGAGAAAAATTTACTTACGAATCAGCAACCCCTAGAGAAAGGGATGAAACTAAAACATTGGTTACTATCAACGCATGTGGTAGTGGTAAAAAATAGTTGATTTAAAATACATTTAGATTATATTTATTATTAGATTTTAAGTTATCAGTCCCCAGTCGTAACTGACTGTAGAGTATTCACGGACACAAAGGTATTGGTAACGTAGTCATTAAACTATTGTAAAATTTAACAACATGAATTACGCAACACAAGTGGGCAAACCGACTGCGCACATCACAAAGAAAAAGTCACGTCTTAAAGTGTATAATGGAAACACAGTCTTTCTAAATGATAAAGACAACTTCGAATTCGAAATCCATAATCCAAAACAAAAATCAGTACTTGTAAAAATCAAATTGAATGGTGAATACATCTCCACAAGTGGTATTGTATTAAAACCAGGTCAGAGGGTGTTTTTAGAACGTTTCCTTGACTCTAACAACAAGTTTGAGTTCAGTACCTATGAAGTTAACAACACGTCTGAAAACAGGTCTGCAATCGATTTAAACGGTGACGTTAGAATTGAGTTCTACGATGAGTCTGCTCCAATACGAAACGGAATACATTATCCGAACACAACCATTACTACGTACCCTTGGAATCCTGTTATGTATGGTGGGTCTCATAACACAGGAGGACCTGTGTTTACAACAACAGGTGGTATTGGGACAACGTCAACTGCATATTATTCTTCAAACGTAACAAATACTTCGGGTACATTAAGTAATACATTTGCAGGTCCAAATATTAGAAGTAAAAAATCTATTGAAACTGGTAGAGTTGAAAAAGGAGATAAGTCTAAACAATCTTTCACTAATTCGTATCAGGAGTTTAACTACAATGTTGAACATCAAATCACTTTTAAAATTTTACCATTAGGTACAAAAAACAAAACCACAGAAGACATTAGACAATATTGTACCGAGTGTGGCACCAAGACAAAAACAAACTTTAAGTTCTGTCCGTCTTGTGGAAATAAGTTATAAATGAAAAAGGGTCCCGTGAGACCCTTTTTTTATGTTCAGTAGTATTTATTGTAGTGAAAAGTATTATAAGAAAAATAATTAAAGAGGTAAGTGGTGCAGGTATTAGTGGTGCTTATTCAGGACCTCTTGTACTCGGACCACAACAATGGACCGACAAACAGGTTGGACCATTTACTGAGCCAGTATACAGTTACACAAATGCTCAACTTGCTTACCAAGAAGCTGATGAGGATTTTACAGAATCTCCCGAAGAGAGAGAAAAAATAGAACAAAGGACCAAAATACTTAGTAAGATGAATATGAAAAAGAAAAAAAGTTACAGAGGTCAAAATGATGAAGATGGTTCTGCAATAAATCCTACAATGAGTGGAGAACCGTTAAAAGAAGATTTTTTAAAAGAAGATTTGGCTGTTTGGTTTGGTACCAAGAAAAAACCAAAAGGAAGTTCACAACCTAAAGGTCCTTGGGTAAATATTTGTCGTAAAAAAGAAGGTGGAGGACATCCTCCTTGTGGTAGACCTGAAGCAAGTGATAAAGGGTACCCTAAATGCCGTGCTGCAGGTGTTGCTAGTAAAATGACAGATTCTCAAAAAAGGTCGGCGTGTCAACAAAAAAGAAAGGCCGAAAAAACAAATCCTAAATCAGGAACGGGTAACAAACCTAAAATGGTTTCATACAAACCAAAAAATGAGGGAGTACGTGACCTAATAAAAAAAGTTCTCAGAGAGAACTTTAATTAATCTAAATTATCTAACTTATCTAATATTTTAAGTAGGGAGTGTTGAATCTGACTTTGCATTTCAGTTTCAAGTTCTTGTCTTACTGATTCAACTTTATTATCAAACATAGATTGTAGTCTTTTTGATAATTCTTCGTTAATATCTATGTCATAGTTATAAATGTGATTAGTAATATTCAACCTTAAATCTGACAATAAAATAAAGATACCTAATTTTTCATTTTTAATATATCTTTTAAGTGATAAAGGGGCAATTAAAAATGTAGAACCAGGATGGTTAACTAATTTTCTAAAAATTGCTGAAGATTTTATTTCGTTGTTGGTGTAATTTGACCGATTACGACTAAACATCCTGTGATAGTAAATGTAGATACGTAACCCCAACCTTTTGAATAATCTTTTAAAAAACTTTATCATCTGTTTCATCATATTTAACTCAACAAATATATCACTTTTTTCTAAGACTACAAGTGTCAATCACAAATAAAAAATAAGTTATTTTTAACAGTAAGCTCCCGAACACTGTTTTTTACCGTCCAAACCTTTAATACTTCCTTTACAAACTTGAACAGCGTAACCATTAGCATATGCACTTGGGTAGACTTTAAATTTGGCTTTTGCCGCGGACTTACCTCTTGCACAAAGAGGAGTCCCTGTTTTTTTCCTACCTTCATTCATATCTTCATACCCATTGTGTTCTTCTGACATTTCATTTTTAAAAAAATCAAACACTTGGTCAATGTTAGTTTTTGCCTCAGATATGTGGTCATCCGCCCAATCATGACCATTTTGGATTATCTCGTCTATTTGACTATGGTCCATATCTAGCATCATTTCACATTGTCTTTTTATTTGTTTTAAGTTACTAAAGAACATATAATTAGCTTGTTCTTGTTCCTTAAGAACTTTCTTTACGATTCTATTTAAATCTGATTCTGTTAACTTTATTGTATTTTTCATTATTTTCTGTTTACGATATTAAACGTTAATTGTTTTTTATAAGTATCCTTTTCACCTGAGGTATTAACTTGGATATCAACATAATATTGGTTTGGTAATTTGTCCCTCATATCGAACATAAAGTAATACTCGTTAGGTGTTCTGTTAATAGGTGTCCAATCTTGAACTTGTACTTCAGTGGTCCCTTCTTTAACGTATACTCTATAGAACGCCGAAACATCTAATAACATTTGTTGTGCGGTATACGCCTTCTTAATTGTTACCCCAACCTTTCTAATATCTGAAGTTAATATTTGTTCGTTTTGTAAGATACCGTAAAAATCAAATCCGAATTTTTGAGGTTCTTTTGACATTGACCCAATCTGAATACCAGCATTATATTCCTGTAATGTGAATTGGTTTTCAACATTTGGAATTGATTGACCGTTAATCGAAAGGTTTGACCACACATCGTAAAACATACAAGGTGATGGGCTTAAAGAAAAAACGTTAGGAACTGTAACTTCATAAACTCCTTTGGTTATTAAACAAGTTGTTAAATTAGTTGCCCCACTCAAAGGTAACCCATCTCTACCTTTGATATTAACTGTCGGATTATTATCCAAGTTTACAAAATCACCATTTTGGTAGATGTATAAGTATAATTTATTAGTTTGATTTTTTAAAAATTGATTTCTATCGTCTTGAATTAAATCATTATAGTTTGTTAGCAGATAAGGTTGGTAAAATGTTTGAGTATGTCTTGAAAAGAATGCTACGCTATAACTGTCCGTTAACCCTGTAAGATTTTCAATTTGAGGTAGATAAGCAACTCCCCATCCTGTAACTCCAGTAATAGAACCATTTAGAATACCATTAATTTCATCGGACATATCCATATCAACATCTTCATTTCCTAATTCAAAATGTTGTCTTGCTACGATTGTAAGTCCTGAATAATTTACGGTACCATTATTAGTGTTACTGTAAACTCCTGGTTCTGACCAATCATCAACAGTAGTTGTTTGGTACCAATTTGAAGGTCTTGTAGAAAATGAACGACTATCAACGTAAGTTAATGGTGACATTCCTCCTTGAGCGCTGCTCTTGGCAATATTGAAATCATTGTAATCATATCCAACACCTTCGTCCCACACTTGTGGATTTCCTGTGTCTCCTGATACGTTAGGGATTCTAAATAGAATTAAATCAAATGACGTTGCTCTTCTTCTTTGGTTTGACATTACAGTATTAAGTAATTCGTTGTCAAACGAAGATGTGTTAGTCATCTTTAATGTATGAGTCATACCTGTAGTACAACCTGTTGATATAACTCCTGATGCGACGTTCTGCTCTAACAAAGATAAGTCTAAGTTGAACAACAATCTTGAGTATCCAAAATTTGGAACAACCAAATCCGAGGCACCAAAGTTCAACTCAATAACAGGGTTTCTCCCTGTATTAACGAATGAGTTTGATACGATGGTATTATTTTTATCTATGTAAGACCTTAAAATTGACATTTATCTTTTTATTATAAATATCAATTAAGTCGAATATTACTATTAAGGATTTTATTAACCGCGTTATTTAACTCTGTAAGTATTTTAGATGATGATGAACCGTCTTGAGTTACAGGTACAGGAGGTAGTCCTGGATACGCGTGAGTGTGTGTTAAAAGGAATCTAACAATCATTTCTATCAGTTCTAATAGTTCTTCACCC